AAGAACTTAACATTAGATTTAAAAGGGAATACATTGGTATTGTTTCAATATGTAGAGAAACATGGTAAAGAGTTATTTGATATTATAAGAAAAGGTGCAGACAAAGACCGAAAAGTATTTTATGTATCTGGAGAAGTAGATGCAAAAGACCGTGAACAAATACGTGGTATTGTAGAGTCGCAGAAGAATGCAATCATTGTCGCATCATTAGGAACATTTAGTACTGGGATAAATATTAAGAACTTACATAACATTGTATTTGCAAGTCCAAGTAAAAGTCAGATAAAAGTATTACAATCTATCGGACGTGGACTCAGACAATCAGATGACGGTAGTAATACTACACTCTATGATATTGCAGATGATTTACATGTAAAAGGACACAAGAACTTTACTTTGCGTCATTCTGGAGAAAGAATAAAGATATACGCAAAGGAACAGTTTCCGTATAAGATAATACCCGTTAATTTAAAATAGTATAAATAGTAGTATGGATAAAAGAATAGGTGACGTAAGACACTTCAAACTTGCATCAGGAGACGAAGTTATATGTGAAGTTATTGAATGGAATGACCCATACAGTGATGACGCAACTCGTCAAGAAGAAATCGTAATCAGGAAAGCTGTGAAAATGGTTTACGCAAAATCACACACTGGTTTTCCTTTTTATACGATGCGTCCGTTTATGGTGTATCAAGAAAGTCTTGGTAGTGTTATCTCATTGAATTCTTATCATGTTGTTAGTATGGCAAAACCACCCGAACATTTAATGTTGCAATGGGAAGAAGCATTATTAGATATGAACGCAAACTATGAAGATAGAGTTCGTAGTTGGAAAGATGCAGAGGCTGCTATGCGTGAAGGTAAGATACAAGAATATGTAGACGGATTAGTTGAAAAAACAAAAGAAGAAATCGAAGAGTCCGCAGATAAATTAGGAAAGTTATTATTCTTTCCTACTTTAGACCCAGATAAAGATAAATTACATTAAGTATTCAGCGGGGGGCGGAATGTAGCCAAGATTATATACGATGAAACAAGTTTTGTCAAGAACTAATTTAATTATTGACTAAATATGTTTTATCAAGTATAATACAAAACAATTAAATATGGATATATTATGACAAATAAAGTAAAACCACAAGACAAACCACACTACGTAAACAACAAGGAGTTTTCTCTTGCGGTTGTAGATTATTGTAATAGATTACAGAAAGCACAGAAACAAAAGTCAAAGAAAATCCCAGTGATTGATAATTATATCGCAGAGTGTTTTCTAAAAATCGCAGAAGGATTATCACACAAATCTAATTTTATTCGATATACTTATCGTGAAGAAATGGTTATGGACGCAGTAGAGAATTGTTTGAAAGCAATCAAGAACTATGATATTGAGACTGCAACGAGAACGGGAACACCTAATGCATTCGCATACTTTACGCAAATCGCTTGGTATGCATTCTTACGTAGAATAGATAAAGAAAAGAAACAACAAGATATCAAACTAAAATACATGGCAAACATTGACTATGAAGATTTAGTTGATAATGAGAACAGTACAGAACAATCAGATGAAGCTGGACAATTCCTAGTGGATACTCTTAGACAAAAGATAGATGATATTAAGAGTGTAGACCGTTATTGGAAAGATGTCGTGACCGAAGAGAAGAAGAAAAGAAAAAGACGTGCGGTCAATGTGGACTCAGATTTAAAGGATTTTTTATCAGATTAACTTAAAAACTTAATTTGTATAAATAATACTGAATACTGAATACGCCGCCAAGGGGGGTGTATAAGCTTAGGCTAAGTATTCAGACTTCGTTCATCTTATATTTTATATAAGACGGAAGTAGGAAACCTGAAAACCTCTTTCTATTCAGAAAGGCAAGCAAGTACCCGCAAGGGGAACGAGACCGAAAGTTTACCGAAGGAACGCTATGAGAAGGGTGTAGTCGTGAGACTATGTACGAAATCGATTAGAAAACTGGAGGGCGAACCAATGTATTACAGAGGTATCAAACAAACTCCCGAAAATGTTGCGAAAGAGAAAAAAACTCGTGTCGCAGGCATTTATCGTGGAATTAAACATGATGCAATCACTGTAAAATCATCTAACGCTGCTAAAAAAGCACAAGGTGGTATTTATCGTGGTGTAAAACATGTATAAAGTAAGACACCAAAAATTGGGTAAAGTCGATGCGTATATTGGAATTTTTATATTTTCGATTGCGTTGATTTTATTCTTGTCTTAAAAACAAGGGGGACTTCGTGTCCCCCTATGTTTAAAATACTAATGATAGTAGTACAATACTACAAAGACATAATGAAGGTATCATGAATATACCAGTGTTCCATTCCCATGGCTTCATCTCAGTATCAATACCAGACCATATCTTATCTAATCTACCACTTTTCATCAATTTGTCTAGTGTTTTCATATTGTGTCATTTATGTGACAATTGTGTGTCACAAGTGTAAACTATTTATATAAATGGTAATTTACAAAAAAGGGAAGACATTCCAAATGGTATCAATATCTTCCCTTTTGAGAGGTAATTGTAGACTTTCTCATTTCTACATTGGGTGTTCGGTGACCAACCCTAGTCTGATTACTCTTTAGTCGACTAGTGACTTTGAGTTTCTACTGAAATCTTCCACGTTTAGTAAATCCTAAACCTTTATTATTTTCGTTTTCTCTTTTCTGTCTACGAATTGCTTTATCTTTCAATAGTCTACGTTTCTCTCTACGAGTCTGAAAGAATTCTCTATCTTTCAAGTCTTGCATGATATTCGCATTCTTTACTTTCTTTTTAAAAGTACGTAATGCTCTATCTACATTACCTTCTCGTACATATACAGTTAGACCCGTATCTTTAGGGCCTGTATATTTTTTCTTAGGTTTTCTATCGAATGATTTTGGTTTCTGTATTCTTCGATTAAATTTTCTCATTGTCGTATTATACAGATACGAACAACAAATGTCAAGTTATATTTTTAATTGAACCGAAACTCCGCACCCACATGAAGATACTTCGTTTGGATTTATGATTTTAAAGAACTCGTTAAGTCCTTCTCTTTGATAGTCTAAGGTAGAACCATTTAGGAATGGTAAACTTATATTGTCTACAACAATTTTAAATTTACCGTAATCTAAAACATTATCGTTTGGAGTAATAGTGTCGGTGTGTTCAATAACATACTCGTACCCAGCACAACCACCACCAGTAATCCCAAGACGTATATTACTTTCTTTGGAAGTAAACTCTCCACATCGTTCAACAGCTTTTGTAATCGCTTCATTTGTTAATTCAATATCCATATCCGTTCGGGTCTTCCCATTGATTATGTTTTCTATGTTTAAGTTTATCTTCCCAATCTTCGATTGCACGTTTGATACCTTCTTCTGCAAGAACGGAACAATGTAATTTAATCTTGGGTAATTCTAATGCATCTGCAATATCTTTATCTTTGATTTCTTTTGCTTGTTCTATAGTCTTTCCTTTTAACATTTCAACAAACATAGTAGATGATGCGATTGCAGAACCACAACCATAAGTCTTGAACTTGACATCTTCTATAACATCTCCGTTCATCTTAAGGTCTAGTTTCATGACATCACCACACGCAGGCGCACCCACGAGTCCAGTTGCAACATTCGGGTCTTTAGGGTCAAACCTACCCACCGCATGTTTCTTCGGGTCTTTTAATACAGACTCAAATCTGTCTATTACTTTATCACTATATGCCATACTACTATTTATAAAAATCGTGCAGTTGATTGCACAGTAGTTCAATGTCTCGGGGACTACCCGATTTCTTACACTCTATTTTTTATCTAGGTGGTTTCGGTCTATCCACCATAACAAGTATCGTTTTCCAGTAAATCCCAACCCAACTGCGTAAGAATTTCTTTACCTACATTGTTCGATGTTTATTCTAGTCTCACTACCATATGCCACGTCTTAATTGACTTTAACAACTAGAACATCTTTTCTGAGTCTCACAACAACCAACCAACTACGACTCTTCTCTACTTGTGAATTCTGGCGGTCTCTAGGGGAATTGAACCCCTACTACGTCATCGACAGTGACATGTTCTACCATTAAACTAAGAGACCATTTGTATTTATAAGAAAACCCACTGCCTCGGAAAGTTGCGAACTTTCAATATCTACGAGCAGTGGGGTGAGTGTCTATCGACTTTTGACTTTACGCCGTTAACTTATTCCGAATTTAACCTCTCTTTCTCATTCTTAATACAAGTATTATACATGGTCGAACAAGAAATGTCAACACTTATTTTCAAAATAATATAAAAAAAAGGGAGAACCGAAGTTCTCCCCTTTTTGGTCTTTGACCTAAACAGATTATGTTAAAATGTTAGTCACTTTAAATATTCTGTAGTAGAAGTTAGTTTTCACTGAAGCAAGACCGTTAGCAGGTGTATTACCTACAAATGGGTTTGACGCCATTCCGTATCTTGTTTTGAAACCAATTCTAGGTTGGAAAGTTTCTTCCCCAACTGCTTTAACCATTTGTAAAGGTACATATGGGCAGTAGAAAACACCAGCGTCATAAGGGTTAGTACCTTTATAACCTACTGTACAGTAGTCAGTGTTTGCGTAAGGGTCGATGTATACTTTAATTCTTCCGTTAAGAAGACCAGCAAAAGTATTACCAGTATCGTCAACATTTAAGTTGTTAGATATGCCTGGAGAGTAATCCAAAGTACCAGCAGCTGCAAGTGCAGTTGCAACGTCAGAAGAACAGATTAGGATATTACCTTTTCCTCTTCTTGAGTCTTTAGCGATTTGATTACATTCTCTGTCAATCTGTACACCTAAACCTTTGAACTTCTCAGCACTCCAACGTCCGTCTGCATCAGATGACATGTTAAACACACCATTTACAGTCACGTTAGCTTGTTGAGCACCGTCTTTCGCTTGAGAGTTAATAGTTCTAATAACTTCTCTGTTGATTTCCGCAAGGATTTCAGTAGAAAGGATAT